CTGACGAGATCACCACGGGCACACTTAACGCCAACCTCATAAAAGCAGGCGTTATATCAGACGTAGCAGGCAACTCCACGATTGATATGACGAACGGACAGGCTAAGTTATACGAACTGATTGCCAAGCGTAATTTCTCGGTTATAGATGAAAACTATTTGCTTAAGGCATATTTATCAACGCTTGTCAATGGCACTGCAGGACTGTTTATTCGTGATGTTACGGGACAAAGTCCACGAGCAATTCTCTCGAACAGTAATTTTGACAGAGGCGATCTTGCCCTCTATGACGAGAACGGAGTTCTTCGTGTCCGAATATACGGCGACGGCGGTTTTGTTATTTTAGACGCAAACGGCAACACAGTAATCGACCTTGCAGGCTCATCGGGAAAGATTACCGCAAGTCAGGTCAAAGCACCCAACTCGTTCGACAAGGTGTACGACAACGCTGTCAATCCTGCGTTATCGAATATCGGTTCTTGGTGGACGTTCACAACGGACTTTGCAGGCTTGTTCGTAGTCGGTAAGGTCGTTTCGACAGGTTCAAGAACCACAACGATTATCCCGATCGAGATGCTTAACTCTACGCCTACAAGGTTCTACTTATCCGATGAAAGCAATTATCTCTCGTTTGACTGCTCTGTTGACGGAGACCTTGCGAAAGTCGAGATAGCTGCAAAGAGTTCTACGGGCTTTATCGAAAAAGTCTACGGAATGTTTTAACATAGGAGGTTTTTATGGAAACAATCAAACTTGACCTTATTCCCGGCAAGAAAATGCCCTCGCTCAACGCTTCACAGTACGACAAGGGGCGTGATTATCACATTGACTTGACCGAGAACCGAGTGCCTTATACACTTGACGGCACGGAAACAATCTCTATTACTGTCCGCAAGTGCGATAACACGCTCGTAACAATGGATATTGCGAACACGTTTGCCGACAAATCATATATCGAGTTCCGCACAACGGAGCAGATGAACGCTTGTGCAGGCTTTAACTATGGCGAAATAACCATTGAGAAGAACGGCACACAGATTTCAAGCCTCAACTTCTATTTGCAGGTCGAGGGTGCTCCTGATGAGGGAGGTTTACAGTCTGAAAGTGAGATTAAGAACCTTAACACACAGATTGACAAACATATTGATGATGTATTGCCCGGGGAGGTTGAGGACGTTGCAGAGCCTATCATCAACGAGAAAGTACCCGAAAAGGTTGCGGAACTCGTGCCGGGTGCGGTTGCGGAAACTGCCGAGCCTATTGTCAGGGAAATAACACCACAGATAGTTGAGGATGTTGTGCCTACTGTTATAGGCGATAACTACTACAACAAGACACAGGTTGACAATAAAATCTCTCCGATTGATTATAACAAGGAAAACGGCAATATTGGAGCAGGACAAAACGCTCTAAAAAATGTAAGCACAGGTGCTAACAATACGGCAGTTGGCGTTTCCGCTTTGCAGGGCGTAACGACAGGCGGTTATAACGTAGGTGCAGGAAGAAGTGCAGGCGATTCAATCACAACAGGCAGTAACAACGTAGTTATCGGATATAACGCAGATGTAAATGCAGGTTCTAACGCAGGTGTTGTTGCGGTAGGAAGAAACGCAACATCAGGCGATCATTCCGTTGCAGTCGGTAATGGAGTAAGTGCAACAGGCGGATATTCCGTTGCGGTTGGTGATTCCGCACAGGCTACAACTAACAACTCTCTTGCACTTGGCAGAAAGGCTCACGCAAACTTTGTAGGTTCTGTTGCTATCGGTACAGACGATCAGGGAACAGGTGCAGAGGCTTCCGAACAGGACGAGTTTGTTTTTGGTACATCAAGACATAAATATAAATTTCCGGGCAAGTTGCGTAATTTGATTGTAGCATCGGCTACACCTAACCCTACACTTGGAAATGAAATAGCACCTGATATTAGCGGTTGGAGTGGATCAGGTGCTACTTGGAACGGCTCTTATTGGTCTTTATCCGAGGGCGATTCTATAAGTACACCTATCACAGTTGAGGCAGATAGCGATTATCTTATTGTCTTAACTGTATCAAATGCGATAACGCCAAACGCAGAAGTTAAGCCAATGACTATTTCGCTTGATTCTGACAGCATATCCATTTTCGGAGCGAATGACGCTACTTGGCAGGTTGTTTTGCATACAACTAATAGCGGTGCAGTTACGCTTTCAATGGGCGGTGCTACTTGGAGTGGTTGCATTTCCAATGTTAGTGTTAAAAAGGTTACGGCTTACATTAACCCTGACATTACGATTGAGACTCGCAATCTTCACGCATACGGCACGAATGTTGTGTTTGGTAACGGACACAGTAAAATGGCGTTGCCCTTGCTTGGCAATACCGCCGTAGGTTATGAATCGCAGGTTGCTCTTAACTCTGGTAAAGGTAACACGGCATTTGGTATCAAAACACAGAAAAGCCTTACGAATGGCTCGCATAATACGGCAGTTGGCGAGAACGTGCAAGAACTTCTCACAACGGGTATGTATAACACGGCTATGGGTTTCCACACACAGGAACACCTTATTAGTGGTTGTTGGAATGTGTCCGTAGGTAATGAGAACTTAAAGGACACGACTACAGGTTGCAACAATACTACAATGGGTAGAAGAGCCTTGAACAGCCTTATTGATGGACATAAGAACACAGTAATGGGAGCACAGGCAGGCTTTGTCCGTGATGGTGTATGGGATGCTATCGCAAGTATTCACTCTAACGAACAGGCTTTCTATGGTTTCCAAGCAACACAGTACGGAGCAGGTCAGCAGGATAAGGCTTGTGCTTTCGGTTCTCACGCTTGTGCAAACGAAAACGGCTTGGCTTTAGGTTCTTATACAGAGGCAAGAGGTAACGGATCGGTTGCTATCGGTATGGATAGCAACGGCAATAGTGCGGTGGCTACATATGATGATGATTTTGTTCTTGGCACTACGGCACACAGGTTCATTCTTGGCGACAAGATCATCAAGTTTAACAACGACAATACCGTGACTTGGGAACAGTTGTAAGGCACAGGGGCGAGCAATCGCCCTTAAAACAAGGGGGATCTATATGGGCACTGAAAAGAAAGATGTAAAACGCACAAGCACGACACCATTTATACGCATACCCGAAAAGGCGAAACTGCACTACCCCGAGGGCAAGGTTGCGGTACACAAAATCAAGAAAGGTCAGGTGCTCGTATAATGAACAACGTAATATCTTTCACACCTGCCGAGTTGGCGGCTTTTATCGGTACGATTGCGGGAATTTGTGCAGGAATAGCCACGATAGTCGGCATTATCGTCAAGATAGTAATGCGATTGAAAGCACCAGAAATGGAGCAGAACAACCGCATTAAGGCTCTTGAAGAAGAAAATAAGAGCCGTAAAGAGGAAATAGAAGAACTCAAGAAGAGGATAGGTGAGGGTGATGACCACTTCACCGAACTCGAAAAGACCAACAAGGTCATCTTGCGTACTTTACAAGCCTTGCTCAATTTAAGCCTCGGTGTTTCTGATACCGAGGCTTTAAAAAAAGTATCAGAAGACCTTAATGATTTCATTCTAAATAAGTAAAGGAGAAACACAAATGAGTAACAAGACTTATGACATTCTGAAGTGGGTATTTACAGTCGTATTGCCTGCACTTACAACACTTTACCTCACACTCGCTATGATTTGGGGTTGGCCTTACACAGAGCAGATCGGTGCAAGCCTGACTGCAATCATCACTTGCGGTTGTGCTCTGCTCGGTATCAGTTCTGTTAAGTACCAGAAGAAGATTGGCGGTGAGTGATATGTCTGTTTGCTATGCAGCTGACGTAGTTGCCTATGCCAAGTCGCAGAAAGGCACGACAGAGGGAAAGAACAACTGGAATCCCTATGCCAAGATGCTTGATGACTGCAACTACTTCACTCCGCAGAAGAAACAGAATGAGCCGTGGTGTTGTGTCTATGTAGACGCTTGCGTCTATGTTGCAAGCGGTAAGGTTAAGAGTAAGACCAACTCAGTTCTTTACCAACCGGCAAAGAACAATTACAGTGCGGTTGTTAAATACCTTGCAGGCTACTTCAAAGACCACGGAGCATACTTCACCGACAAGGACAAGGTGGAAAAGGGCGATGTAGTCTTTTTCAACGAAGTAAACGACAATGGCAAGGTCATAAGCACTATGGCACACACGGGCCTTGTCATTGATCGTGACGAGTACGGCATCACTACGTCAGAGGGTAACAAGCATAATAAGGTATCTGAATGTCAGTATCTTTTCACTTCCATTGGAACGAAGATAGCAGGATTTGGAAAACCTAAGTATGACAAAGAACCCTCACCCGAACCGCCAGAGCCGACAGGAACGACATACAAGGTCGCTACAAAGTATCAGCACTTGGAGATAAGAAAAGAGCCTACGACTAAATCCGAAGACATCGGAGACCTTGCAAAAGGGTCTACGTTCACATCGTCAGTTGTAGTCAAGGGTGAGAGCGTACACGGGTGCGATGCTTGGGTTGGTGTAAATGGCGGTTACGCAAACGGCTATTATCTGTCACCTACTCCCGTATATGAGGCAGAACCGACACCCGAACCACTCCCCGTTCCCGAACCCGTAAAGCCGACACCTATTTATCCTAAATATAAGGTTAAGACTGTAACAGGTGAGTGGTTAGCGTTAAGGGTAGCACCTAACACCAAAGCAGCCATGATCGAGCGCATGAACGTCGGTTCCGAAGTGGAGCTGATAAACACGATCCCCGGAGAAAAGGTTTACGGATCCAATGAATGGGCCCAGGTAAGATACACAAAGAACGGAAAGACCTTCATCGGTTATTGCATCAAATCAAGACTGAAGAAAGTTTAATCCTGTCATATTAAAACCCTCCTCACAAAGAAGAACCCCTCAGCTCGAAGCTGGGGGGCTTTTCTTTTGTCTGTTTGACGTTCAACTAAAAGTTCAGGTAATTAAATTATATCAGCATAAATCAAGAAATGTAATATATGTACATTTTGTAAGAATTGTAATTATTTTGACCAAGATTTGACCGAAGAAAAATGAAAAACCGCTAAACCCCTTGTGGTTGAGCGGTTTTCTATGGTGGAGATGAGGAGAATCGAACTCCTTGAGATTTGTGCACTGGTGCACACTTTGTCGTCCAGCCGTGGACTTTGCTATTAAAAAACTCTCAAAGTCCATCAGTTGTGGACTCATTTTGACCGAGATTTTGACCATAAGCAAGGTCGATGATCTCAGCTGCTCGACGCTCTTCACCGTCTACAAGGTGTCCGTATGTCTCGAAGGTGGTCATGGAGACACTATGGCCGACAATGTCCTTAATCATCTGCTCCGGCATCACGTTCTTCATCATCGAGATAAAGGTATGTCGGAGGGAATATACCGTTCCCGGAAGCTGACGCTCTTTCTTCAGGTGTTCCCAGTGGTTCCTCATTGTCGACTGGGTACCGACGGAGCCACAAGGACTGCAGAAGATCCACTGAGTTCGGAGGTTATATAAATCATTCCGCTCGATTGTTTTATCCAGGATAGCACGAGCCATTGATCCGATCGGGACCATGCGCCTTGCATTTTCGTTTTTACCTTCCGTTATCTGTCCGATTGAATTGACTGATCTCTTGATCGTGACCACATCGCCCTTAACATCTTCTATCCGGAGCCCGAGCGCTTCACCTGGGCGCATACCAGTGAGCAGCAGAAAACAGAATAGAGGATGATACCAGAGCTCGGAAGGTTCGAGCAGTCGACTTACATCATCCTTCTGCAGTATTTCCTTTTCCTTTTTAGAATGACCTCTTGGAATGTAGAGCTTGCCACGTGGAAGCTCACATTGATAATCTTGGTAACCGAACTTGATGATCCCCATTATAATTCCACGAAGATTCTTTAAGGTCTTCTCGGATAGTGCCTTATTTCGCCCCTGTGCTTCATTGATTACGCTCTGCCAATCTCGTAAGGTCATTTTACATAATTTACGAGAAGCGCAAACAGGGGCTATGTAGAGCCTTATATAACGCTCATATTGTCGGTACGCTTCGGAGGTCTCGCCACGTCGAGCTTTAACATCGCAAAGAAATTCTTTAGAAACCTGAAGAACGGTTTTCTCTCCGGAGCCTTCATCATAGTACCATTGTTCGTACTTCTGCAGAACTTCCTTACGACCTCGGGATCCTGGCACGGAAGAAGAGAAGGAATGTGTTCTTCCTTCTTGCATCACTCTGATCCTCCATCGCTGGCCGTCCCATTTAGGTGTAATCATTTTCCGTCCTGTGAGTCTAATAGTGCTTGATAGTAAGCCTCAAGCCGTTTCATGTTTGTTTCCGTCAGTTTGCTTGTGTCTATTGTCTCGATCTCCGGGATAATATCTTCCATCGGTACGTCATATCCCATAAGCCACGATGGAGAAACGTGCAGCGCTTCAGACATCGCTCCTATGGCGCTCTGTTTAGGTATAACGTCGCCTCTCAAGTATTTTGATATAGAACCCTTATTTATCCCGCTCGCACGAGAGAGATCAATAGGCATCATTCCTCGGAGGTCCAGAGCCTCTTTTATTCTTTCCCTAATATCCACCATATCATCACCTTCCTTCAGCCTGATTATATTACAAAAATGTATCAATTTCAAAAATGCAACAATTTAGGGGTTGCAAAAATGAAACTATGTGTTATCATCAAGTCAGTTGCAAAACGGAAACCGAAGAAAGGAGGAAGAGAATGGCGTACAGAACAGATAAGCTCAAGGCTCGCATCATTGAGAAGTACGGCAATCAGAAGAACTTTGCGGAAGCTATGAAAATGGACGAGTCCACGCTGAGCCGTTACCTTGCAGGAAGAGACTGGAAGGGAGCAACTATGATAAAGGCGATTGAGCTTTTAGAGATCCCGTTCGAAGAAGTAAATACTTATTTTTTTGAACCTATGGTTTCAAAAAGCCAACCGTGACCAGAACGCTTTATCCGTCGTTAAACAGATATTTCGAGAGTATGACGGAACTCGCACACGCAGGGTGCATGTCAAGAAGAAGACTTTTAGATTGTCTCAACGGTATCAAAACATTCACCCGAGCTGAGAAAAAAGCAATCTCAGCAAACATTCAAGCAAAGATCCTCGACAGGCCGAGCTTCGACTACAAGGAATTGACGGAAGCACATGAGGCTTGGAAGGGGAAATTCGATGAGATCTACAGGAGGAAGAATTAAATGGCAAAGAAAGCAACATTTGAGATCTATGAAGGACTTGGTTCAAGAAAGAAGACCTTCACAGTAATTCCCTTTAATTACACAGCAGAGCAGTTCGAAGCTGCAGTCAACTATCTTAAGAGAATAAACCACTGTTCATTGGATCACCTTAAAGGGGCTGTCGGATATATCTGGAAGGATGAACTCTATCTTGAGAATCCAGCAATCCCCGGCGCAAGGCTCGTCTCGGTTCTCTATTACGTCAGATGAACAAACGGACCATTGAAGCAGTCGACCTTCTGATCCACGTAGCAGCTCTGATGATCGGCTTCGGTATCACGACGATAGTAATGAAGGTGACGGAACCTGTTCAGGAAGCACCAGAAATTATCCAGGTGCGAACACTCCCGAAACTCATACCGGACATCGAAGCGAAGATCAAACATCAGCCACAAGAACTCACATCAGAATTTGAAGAAGAACTTGAGATGTCGGCATTGTTCTATGCCGTAGAGCCGATAGGCCGTTACTACATCACAGCCTATTCACACATGGAAACAGGTTCAAAGATCACTGCATCAGGCGGAACGGTACATCAGGGAAACATCACAACGTGCGCTGCAGACGTTCCTAAGTATTTTCACTTCGGAGATTACATAGAAGTCGGAGGCCATATCTACAGAGTAGAAGACACGGGCCGTCTGGTTAAGAAAAGACACATCGACATCTACATACCGGAGCTGAGTAAGGTCAAGAGCTACAACAGCCACTACGAGACGATCTACCGAGTAACGTTCCCGTTCGGAAAACCCCAAGACTAAGAAAGGAAGGAAGATATGAACATCACTTTAATCTTATGTGCAATAGGCGTCGGAGTAGCTTGCTTCATTATGGGACTCGTAACAGATGCGCTCCTGGAAGCAGACTTCATCAGGCAGAAGGACGAAGAGATCAGAGAGCTCAAGGCCGAGAAGAAGGCGATCAATGACTTGCTCTACAGAAGGCCTGATATTGCCTACGACGTACACAAATATGACAGACCTACAGTTGAAATCATAGACATTCCACAGCCTGACAGAACATACCACATGCCGTGGTGATCGGAGGTCCTTATGACGGAAAACTGTGAGAATTGCCACTCATACAAGGGCAACAAGAAAAAGGTCTTCTTATCAGACGGAGTGTGTTTCGTAATTCCCTCAAAACCAAAGTTCGTTAAGAAGACAGACAAATGTAAATACTGGAGGAAGGAAGATGAAAGACCTGAATGAGATCGTCAAAGAAGTCCTCACAACTCACAAGGAAGCACGTGATGATGATTTTAAGGTCATCGGATATGTGGTAAAGGCGCTCAATCCTGAAGCAATGCAGCTGACATTCGGGCAGACCTTATGGAACCACAACAAACTCAATCTCCCTTCATTTGAAACCATACGCAGAACACGTCAGAAAATCCAGCACGACAATCCGGAGCTCCGTGGAGAGCTTTACCTGAAGCGCATGGAGAAGCAGGCGGAATATATCGAACAGTATACGTAGGAGGTATATAGAAATGTTCATTGGCTTAAAAGGCGTGAAAGGCGCAAGGCTGATATTCAACGTCGACCACATTAGAGCCTTTCAGGAGATCACATCAGAATCAAAGTATGCGGAATACCTGGCATCGGGAGCACAAACGATGGTCCAGCTTGATGACAAGCTCGTTCCGGTAAAGGAATCAATCATTCAGGTAAAGAACATCCTTAATAAGCTCGGAGGTGCCTAATGAATATCACAGCAATCATCATTACGGCAATCATCTGCATCACGATCGTCATGATCTGCAAGATAGCAGCAGGAATGAATAAGGGGGACAAGAAATGAAAGACAAAGTTCTTAAGTCAAACCTCACACACGCCGTAGAGAGCTTCGCAAAAGAGCTCAGGGCTTACTCTAAGGACTCGCTCGTCTGTCAGATAACGATTATCACCAAGTCGACAGGAGTCGAGCAGGAGGGCAAATTTAAGCCCCTTCCTGATTGGTACCAGGTCAGAGTAGTGCCTACTGAAGCAGTCGATCAGTATGACAGCATCATTGATGAGTCAGCGAAGGTTTTTTACGGATATGACCACTACGGCAACGAAGGGATCCTGAAGGTAGTTCCATACAAAGAACCGCATGAAGAAGAGGAAGGAGAAGAAGATGGTCCATAGAGAAGAACATAATGAAGGATTCACTCAGGTCAGCAACGCTGTCTTGAGAAACGTGAATCTCTCATGGGAAGCTCGTGGATTCTTATGTTATCTTCTTTCGCTCCCGGATGATTGGAGCTTTTCAATCAAAGGACTGGTAAAGCAGACCGGAGCAACTGAGCACACGATCAAGCGTCTGGTAAAAGAACTTCAGATTGAAGGTTATGTGGTCCTCACTCGTCACACTAATGAACGAGGAAAGGTCACGAAATGGACTTGGGATATCTATGAAACAGGTAAAAAAGTCCAGATGTTGAAATCACCACAAGTTGAAATTACCAGATGTGGTGAAAGCCAGATGGTGGCTGAACCAGATAGTGGCTCCACCACATGTGGTAAAACCGCCTCTATACAAATAACTAATATAAACAAAGAACTAAATAAACAAATAACTAAAGAAAACAAACAACAAGGCGGTGTGCTTTCCGAAGTTGAGACAATGTTTCTTCAGTTTTGGTCTATTTACCCTAAGAAAGTGGATAAAAAAGGCTCATTTCGAGCATTTAAGAACATCCCGAAGCTCAAAGAACAGTTCCCGGGGATCCTCAAGGCCCTCGAGATCCAAAAAGAATCAGACCAGTGGACTAAGAATCACGGTCAATTCATTCCGAATCCGACTACTTACATACATCAGGAACGCTGGCTGACAGTAAGCGAAGCTGACGAAACTCAAGCGAAGATCAACGAGACAGTAAGAGAGAACTACGAGAAGTTCTTATTCTAACAGGAGGAAAAGATGTTATCAGTTCAATCATTTATGACCGGCATTGATATGTTGAAGAAGTGCTATATCGGCTGGCAGTTCGACACTAAGGACGAGGTTCAGGTCAGACTTTGGTATTCAGCCTTTAAGAACACTACTGACGATCAGTTCATTTCCATTATTAAGGAATACATCGCAAAGAACGACACTCCTCCGAAGTGCATCAAGAACCTCACGGACATCCTTATCGGGAAGATAGTCAAACAGGCGAAGATCCTGCCGGAGAAAGCCCTTCCTTTCGTAAGAGACATCATAAGCGAGTGCGGTGGATGGGAATACGGAGGAAAGAAAGAGATCTATAAGAAGCTCGAGCCTTATCCCGCACTCAAGAAGACCGTACAGGAGTTCGAAGACACGATCAAGATGATGCAAGCAGGAGATACCTATACCGCTGACAGGTTCCGCAAAGCATACGAGCAGAAGTTAAGAGACAGTGCGTCGACCAGAGTGGATCTGCTTCTCGGTCTGAATATCCCGGATAATTCCTCGGTCCTCGGTGCTGCAGCTCTCCCTTATGAGACCTGATCGGAGGTGTGAAAGATGAAAACCGAATTCTATTTACACTTCCCGGAAGGATTACCGAGAGCAACAAGTCAGGAGAAGGGCGAGTCGATCAGATACAAGAAAGTGGACGGAAGGATCCTTCCTTATATCGATCACTACAGGAAACCGAAGGTC